ACTGCCTAAAAACGGAAGTATGAAGGATGAAGGATAAATTATGAAATAAAATCAATCCTTCATTTTTCATACTTCATACTTCATACTTCATACTTTTTTTATTATGAGCATAACAGACATCATTTCCGCCATGAATACAGATATCTTCGACATCATCGGGGATGCGGTGACGTATATCCCGGTGATCGGGGATGCCGTGGAAACAACGGCACTCATCATGACCAGTTTGCAGACGCAGCCTTCGGGGCTGGGCTCTGAAACCTGGGGGCAGATTACGACCATCGAATTGCTGGTTGCAGAACTGCCCGATGGGTGCCCCATGATTGGCGATGTGGTGGTGTTTGGCGATGTGGAATATACCATTGCGGCTGTGACGGATAATGACGGGCGGGTGGTGAAGACCATCGTGACATAAAAAAAAGGTTACAGGGTACAGGGTATAGGGTGCAGGTTTTTTTTCCTGCACCCTGCCACCTGCACCCTGCACCCTGAAGTCTTTAGGAATTCTATGCCAATAACTGGGACCGGAACTGTGACTGTCGATGGTTCGGCGCGGGTGTATGCAACGACGATTCGGGAGCAGATTATCACTGGGTTTGAGCTGTTGCTGGGCAGTGTGACCACGGCCAACGGATATCACAGCGATGCCGGCCTGAATGTGGTTCGGTGCCGGAAATCGCTCGATCCGTCGGAGCTGCCCTGTATTGTGCTGTGGCCGGGGATGGAAATTGCCGAGCGGGCCGATTATGGCGAGACGTTTTACAGCATGCGCATGGGGATTGAATTCCATGAATTGCTGAACGGTGAAAACCCGTCGGTGATTGTGGAGCGGATGCTGGGGGATTTGGTGCAATCGGTGTTTTCCAGCGGGGCAAACGGCACGCAGAAGATACTGCATGTCGATTCAATTCTGTATGAGAGCGGCGGGGCTGATACTTATCCGGATACCGGGGAAACGTCGGTGGCCTGCAAGATTAATTTACAAGTGAAATACAATTATCTGTACGGGAATCCGTACAGTCCATCAGGGGGATAAATATGCCATCTGCCGATAATGCGATTTTGTATTACGAGGCCGGGCAGTCGCTGGTGTCTATGACAGCGTTGACTGATTCCGGGGATCATTTGACTTATAACAGTGCCGATTCGCTTTGGTCGGACAAGTCTGGCTATAATCCGGACATCAAACCCAATGGGGTCTTGACGGGCCTGGTGGTGACACCGGCATCGTCTGGAACCAATGACCTGGTTGATCTGTCGGGCGGAACGCTGAATCTGAATGGCGTTGAAACGACCATCACGGCCGATGCCGATTTGACCTGTTTGCGGGGAGCAACCACCGATGTGTGCCGGATCAACTCAATTACCATCACCAGTGCCGGAGCGGTGGCGGTGGTTTCTGGAGCGGATCATACCGCATTTTCCGAAACACGCGGCGCCAATGGCGGGCCGCCATGGATACCGACCGGGTCTGTGGAAATTGCCCAGGTGCGGTTTTCGGCCATTGCCAATGCAGCGGTGGCGGCAACGGAAATCAAGGCCATTCCGAATACTCATCGGGAGCTGGCGGCATTTCCGACCTATGAAACCAATTTCTCTACGGTGGAATCCGGTGTGCTCGGGTCGGCCGGGGTGACCTTCAACAGTGCGTTGATGGCGGCGCATAGTGATGATTCCGGCAGCACGATCAAAACCAAAAAGGTTTATGCCCAGTATTATGAGCCGGAGTTTGCACAGATCCCCAAAACGAGTGACTTCAAACGACCAGCCAACAGCAAGAGTGTTTCAAGCACACAGATTTATGGCGGGGCGATTGGTTCGGTCTCCACCAGTCTGGGGCAGGGTAGTTTTAAGGCGTACCTGAATGATGGGGTGACCGACGGCCTGCTGAGTGAAGAGGGAAACAATCTGTGGTTTAAATTCAAACCCGACCGGCTCAAAAACCCTTACGTGTTGACTCAGGGGTATCTCGGGATTGTGGAGCAGTATCCGGCCGGATCCTCGATTATGGCGGACTGCACCATTTCGGCGGAAGTGTCGGGCGATAGAGTTTCCGGATAATGGCGACCCTGGGCGACATCGTGAAACAATTGCAGAGCGCCGATTCTGAAAAGGCGGCGCTTTTTGAGAGATGGCTAACCATCATGAACGGCGGGTCGATGATTGGGTTGGAAAAAATGACCGACGGCATGATGGGGATGCCCATATCCAAGTTTGGGTCTGGTCGATATGCCAGGTCTTCGGCAAATAAAATGATTGCGTTTGAATCGCAGCGGGCGACGTTGACGGTGGATTGGCCGAGACCTTATTGAAAAAAGGGTGCAGGGTGCAGGTATCAGGGGGCAGGTAAAAAGGCCATGGCGAAGTTTGAACTAAAGATTGATGAATCGCAAATGGCTGATGTGAAAGCGGCGGTGAGTGGCATCAAGAACGGCTACGAAACTGTAATGAAGAATGCCATCAACCGAACGCTGTCAACGGTGCAGACACAGGCGGTGGCGCGGATTGCCAATGAGTTGAATTTGTCTTCGACGCGGATCAAGCAGAATTTTAGGATTTTGAATGCAACGCTGGCCCGGATCGGCGGCGGGGTGTATTCGACGGGGTCTCCGATCGGGCTGTATTCGTTCGGGGCTGTTGCGAATATGAGCGGGGTTAAGGTGCGGGTGAAAAAGGCATCTTCGGCCGATATCATCAAACATACGTTTATCGCCACGACCAAACACAAAAAGGCAGGCGAAGTCAAAAATGTTTACTGGCGGATGTGGAATCAATATCGGACGCGGTGGGATATCAACAAGCGGTATGGCAAATTGCCGGATCAATATCGGTTCAAGTTGGAACGGCGCACCGGCCCGCGTATCGAAGATATATATGCAGGTGACCTGGTGTTTGAGCCGGTGACGATTCAGGCGCAAACGTTGTTTGTGCAGCGGGTGGATGAAGAGGTGACAGAGCTTTTTCGAAAACTGGCGGCGGTTGGCAGTATTTGACCCATACTCATATATGGATATTAAAGAGATCGTTCGTTCTGGCGCATTACAGAGAGTCAGAATGTAAACATCGATGAAATAAAGGTTATCATGGCATTTAAAGCAAAATCATTTGATAAGGCGAAATTTGAGCCCCGAACAACCGAGGTGAAGGTTCCGGGGCTTTCGGAATGGTTCGATGGGCCGGCGGTGTGGAAGGTGCGGGGGCTGTCTGGCAATGAATTGGGCCGGTGTAACGAACTGGCGGAGAAGAACCGAAAAAATATCTCTGATATTGTGCGGGCGCTGATTGCCAATAAAGGCGGGGAGACAGCGGAAGCCATTGCCGGTCTGGTGAGTTTATCCGACGACGTTCCCCAGGATGTGGCCCGGCGGATAGAATATCTGATTGCGGGCAGTGTCGATCCGGATTGTCCGCTGGAGCGGGCGGTACTGCTCAATCAAGCCTTCCCGATAGAATTTCGAATCATCACCGAAGAAATATTCACGCTGACCGGCCAGGGACATGTGCCGGGAAAGCCGATACCCTCTGGGAACGAGACGACATCCAGTTAGATTTGATGTTGTGTGATCTCAGGGGGAAACTCCTCTATGAAGTCCGCCCGGACATTTTCCCCTATCCGGGACTGTGCGACACCGAACGCGCCCTCTGGTCGATGTATTACGATAGGAAAAACAATCAGAAAGGATGAAGTATG